TGTCCAAGATCTGGTGAAAGATCGTTGAGCCATTCCTCTGTGGACATAAGTGGTTTCTGATTCGGTATCCTCTTTCTGTCCTTCGACAAAGAGTTTTCCGTCTTGTGTGTAGACATTTACTTCTGCTTTTCTAAATCCTGCAAGTGCAAGTTCTAGTCTTGATTCTACTGCGCTGACCGTGACTAGATTGAATGGTGGATAATTCTTTGTTGTTTCGTGGAGATTAAACAACCTATCGAAGTATTCATCCATTCCTATGCTATTCCTATTTATGCGTTCCATCAGTGCAGGCAGGTCCGCAGCAGTATACCGTGCAAGGTTTCCCATGATTCTTAGCTCCTTTAAAAGCGAGTTTGTGTTTTGTGGACCCCGAAGGCATCCATCATTATTTATAACAAAGCACAAAAAAACGGAGTGTTGAACTCCGTAGTTTTTTATTCGGTTTTTAGAAAAATGAATTAAGTTTTTTATCATTCCAAGAAAAACATTCCCATCCATTTCTTCTATTTGATTTACTATCCCCATTGGGAGCAATATCCGTAGCAGCAGCAGACAGAGATTTTGGTAACCCATCATGGTCGATTAAATTTTCTTCAGAATTTACAACTTTACAAGGAACTCCATTATATTTGACAATTTGCCCCTCATAACATCCAATGGATTTAAGTGTTTTTGTAAAATTGGATTGTCTAGATTCAAACTCCTCTTCATCATTATCTACATATTCTTCCACTTCAGAAAAAGTCAAAAGAAGATTAAATAAATTATCAATCATATCTAAGGGAACATCAAAAAATTCCCTTCTATGATTAACTCTATATTTAACTAGCATTTTATGAATGTACGTTTCAGTCTCATCCATATTAGGAACTATTAATGCTCTATAGACATCAAATGGTTGAGGCACACTTGTATTAAAAAGTTGTTTTAATCTACTAGGAATATTATCAGTTTTTCCAATTTTAACACGAGCGTATCCTTCAATTTCTGCCTGAAATGAAATATTGGTAAAACAATAGATAAACTGATCTTTAGAAGAGGTCACTTTTTTGTGTTTACTCCATTTAATGTACCCCTGCATTATAGGGCATAAAGAAGGAGGTGTCAAGCACCTCCTGAGACTTATTCGGTTTCCTCTGTCCTTTTCTTCTTCGACCCAATATTGTATTTGGTCTCAAGAATCCAGTCTTGCTTATCTCTAAATGCAAGAACCTTAATTTGATTGAGTGGTGCAATGTCCTGAATTTTATCGGCATCTACAATACTAATCAAACCCCAGTCGGCAAGTAATTGTGCAATACGATTACGTCTCTGAACATCATTCAATGTTAGATTTGCATGTTTACCATCAAGGGCAAATAGTTCCTTAAAATGCACAAGGTAATATCTTCCTTGCTTGTGCAGAATGTGACAGGACTGATAGATTTTCTTTTCCTTTCTAGACGCAACTCCGATACGAGTCAAAGTCTCACGCACTTTCAGAAAGTCATCTGGTTCTCCTAGAACCACTTCCACCATTTGGTCTGGTGTCCACTTCACTTCAGCTTCTCTAACAACACTCATCCTTTTCCTCCAGTATCAAATTTTGATTTAATAAAATTAAGTTGTTCTTTTGTTAGAATTTTCAAAGCCTGTTTTGCCTTCTCATTACTATAACCATAATAACGTTTGACATAATCTAGATCTTTGATCTTATCTTGTCGGAGCCAGGGAGAAAATCTCTTCTTTTTCCTCACAATATTTATAAAGAAGTCATATTGTAATTTTTTAGGAAGGAAATTATACTTATTCATCTCATTGACAAACATCAAAGTATCAAGATGTCCAGAGAAACAACGATTGATAATATAAGGAGGATATTCTTTTTCGAGTGAAGGGTCTTCATCAATCAAATGCTTCTTAGTTTGATTGATAGAGTTAAGCCAGTCTTTTAGTTCCATTGTTCTTCAATCGGAGTTTGTGGTGTAAGAGAATAATTAGTAACTAGAAGTTCTGTCTTTACATTGTCTTGAGTATTCTTATCTCCACGATGAACCATCGAATAACGAAGTTTCCATTCTTCAATATAATAGTCCTTGTAAAGTTCTCTCAATCTTTCATTATCATTATAAGTGATCATGAACTTGTGAGGGCACTCATAAACATCATTGGCAAACTTATCATGATCAAATGACTTATGCATTTCTCTATCTTTACCATAAAGAAAGTCTTTGATATCATAAGGGGGATCAAGGAACACAAAAGTATTATCAGATCCCTCAGCATTCATTACTCCAGAGTAATCAATATTAGTAATCTTCCAGTTCCTGATTAGTTCAGAAAATTGTGCAAGTTTATCTGCACCAACCAGAGAAAAGTTTGAGTTGGCAGCAGTTCGTGAGAAAGTGCTGTTCTCTGTTAGTCCAGAGTAACTACACTTGTTCATAATGAAGAAAGCAACTGCCTTTTGAAAGTCATCATAAGTGTCTATTTCTTTGGCATATTGATTAAACAAGTTTCTGGCAAACTGGTCTTTCTCATCCTGTGTGCCACTCTCAAGCATCTTCTCTTTCTGTTCCCTAACACTCTCAGAGAGGTCTTGACCATGATCCCGCAGTTGTACCCAGAAGTTGTATAGGGGCACATACAGATCATTAATCCAAACAAGAATGTCTGGATTTGCCTTGGTTACATCAATCGCAATAGATCCACCACCGATGAATGGTTCACGATATTCAGTGATTACTTTTGGATACCATTGAGAGAGAGTCTTAATTGCTTTCGATTTTCCCCCAGGGTAACGAATCGGTGTTTTAAGTGCTTTTATACTAGCCATAATAATTCAGTGTCAATGTTTTCATAAATCATTCCAATCTTTTCTAACCTTCTTTCACCCAGATATGGTTTCATAAGATTAGTCCATAATACAGCAGCCTTACCTCTAATAGAGAATGTCCATAGTGGTTTCCAACCTTTTACTTTTTTTGATGGAACATGTGTAAAAGTAGAGTTTCTACCGTCCATTATTTTTGATACTCTATCAATAATGTCTTTATCAGTCATCTGAATAGACATTAGCATTTCTGGTTTAGAAGTATAATTCTTTCCATTGCGGTGATTATACCTTTCTCTTGCTTTTTTATACTGCCAACATCCCTCTCCTTCCCAGATACCAGATATCCAGGCAAGTTCTATTTCACTTGGAGGATTATGTTCGTATTGAGACCTTTTTAACTTCATACGTATCTGTGTTACCACCCTTATTTATAGAAGGCAACTCTTCAGATTCATAATCACAAGGATGATACTTCAAAAATTCCCAGAAGGTCAATTTCATTTCCTTCTGAGTCATACCACAATGTTTTGCAGCAGTGGGTAAATTCATTGTAGCACAAAAAAGTGCTTCATTTGCTTCCTTTACATTCTGGGGAGTAGTTTTGACTTTCTCCTCCACCAGTTTGCTTTTATCAATTTTTAGTAGTCCCATCAGAAAGTCTTAGCAGTATCTAAAAGTTCTGTAAGATAATCCTGAAAACTCAGTGTGCTTTCTGCCATTATCCTATATCCAGTTCCGACATATAGTTGTCCCAATAAAACTGATACAGTAGCAGTTCCCCAAAAGATATAGTAGAACTTGGACTTAACTTGACATTTCTTAGTTTGTTTCATCGTAAGTAATAATAATTTTTTTAGTGATTTTACCAGTGTTATCATATGTAGAAGCATACTCTAACTTTCCTTTTAGAATCGAAACAACATTATTGAGTTGTTGCTCTACAATAGATTTCAATTCCTCCTCTGGTATTTCTTTTTTAGTACTTGATCCCGGTTCATTAAATCCTTCCATTTTCAAACTCCTTTACTAAACGTTCTGATTGTTTTTTATCAATTCCGCAAGGTGCATTTCTTAAACAAATTAAAATACACTCAGTATCACTGATAGTTGGTTTAATTGTAAATCCCCACTTATCAAGTTTACCTTCGGTGGGTGCTTCGCATGGGTCGAATTCATGTGGCATTATTCAACTCCTTTAGGAAAACTTTCAATTTCAGTCAATTCATAATACCAATCCTCCATTACAGTATTGGCGAGAAATCTACCACTCAGTCTAGTTATTTCTTCTGCGGCATACTCTTTATTAGGTGCCTCAATCCAGATGTCAATGACCTTACCTAACCTCAATTTTTTAATTTCCAGTTCAGACAATCTCTTACAGGCATCTCTCACAGCATTACCAGGAGAGTCATCGACCTGTGATCGTAGACGAATGAATACTAATGCTTTAAACTTCATGGTCGTTCCACCTCTCATCAAGTGCTTCATTAACAATATCCTTTAATTCTCTACGTTCTTCAGGTGTAAAGATTGTACGATGCTTCACTGGCATTGGAGGAATCTCTCTCCTAGAATTGGTATTACCCTTAGAAGGAATACTCATGCCCTGTGTATCAATTTTATCTTGTCTCATTTGTAATAATTCAATGAACCATTCCATTTAATTTATATTCTCAAATAAATTATTGATTACCATAGGAAGTAAACGATGTTCTGCTCTCTGAACTCTATGATGTAAGGTCTCTTCTGTATCTCCTACACAAATAGGAACAGAAGAAGAATCAATACATCCTCCAGAATCTAACTCTTCAGTCACATAATGAACTGTACATCCAGTGATTTTATCTCCACTATCTAATGCCTGCTTAACAGCATTAAGACCTTTATACTTTGGAAGTAATGATGGATGAATATTAATTATCTTATTTGGGAAAGCATTAATCAATCCCGGTGTAACAATCCTCATCCAACCTGCAAGAACTACTAAATCAACTTTGTGTCTATTAAGTTTATCAATGATTTTTTGTTCATCAATACTCTTAATACG